CTTAGGTATTGTTGGAGATGCAATATTACCAGGTAACGTTATTTCAGAATTAATAACAGGTAATAAAGATTTATCTACAGAAGATAAAGAAGTTGCTTTACAAAAACTAACAATAGAAAGAGCTGAAATTGATGGAACAACAAGGCGGTGGGTTGCAGATGCTTGCTCAGGAGCGTGGCTTGCTGCTAATGTTCGTCCATTAACTTTAATATTTTTAACAATTAGTTACGTCGTAGGATGGTATTTACACTATCCACTAGACTCTATTACTGGACTTCTATCCATAGTTATCGGAGGTTATTTCGGTTCTCGTGGAGTTGAAAAAGTATTCGGAAACAACAAACATAAATAAATAAAAAAATGGGAATATATCAAAAAAATTTAAGCGATGCTGCTACCCATGCTGTAGCTATTGAAACAGTTGCTACGTTAAGAGCTCCTGGAGCTAGCGCAGCTGGTATACCTGTAGGACAATTTACAGATACCACAGCAAATATTGCTGCTGGTGCTCAAACTGTTGCAGCTTTTGCTTCTGGAGGTACTTTTTTAGGTTCAGCAAGTAATACTCAAAACAAACAATGGGGAGCATATTACACTATTGAAACTGATAGTGCTGGTGCTATAACAAACGTAAGAGTAACACAAACAAGACCAGATGGATTAAATCAAGGAAGTGCACCTGGCGCTCCTACTAACCCCGGAGCTGGTCCAAATATGGCTGCTGCAACACAAACAATTATTTTTACTGCATCAGATTTAAACACAGCTTTTGGACAGACTAATATTACAGGTACATTAGAAATAGCTTTAGCTGGTACTGATTTACAAGCACCAACTAGTGGTGGAGATGCTGGTACTAACGCTGTATATGAAGCCGATCCTGGGTATGGTGGGTTTATTTTATATGTAGGTGGTACGGGAGATATAAAATTAGAATTTGCAGCCGCACCTCCAAACCAAACAGTTACAATACAAAGTATTCCTGCGGGAACTACTTTAGATATGTTAGTTAGAAAAGTTTATACAAATGATTCTACTACTACTGCATCAGAAATGATAGCATTATATTAATAAATTAATAATTAAATTAAATTAACTCAAATGAAAAAAGAAGAAAAAGTACAAAAGATAACAGAAGAACAGTTGTCTACTATTAAATCTCAACAAGAAGAAATTGCACAACTATTAAAAGAAATTGGATTTTTAGAAAGCCAAAAACATGGTTTAATGCATAAATATGCAGGAGTAATTCAAGATTCTGAAGAATTTAAAGCTACATTAGAAAAAGAGTATGGAGCAATTAATATAAGTTTAGAAGATGGTAGTTATAATATTATAGAAAAAGAAAAAACAGATAGTGAGTAAAGTTATAAGAAAAATCAGTATTGGATCTGATTATAAAAATGACGCTATGCACTATGCTGTTGGTCAGCAAGTGTATGGTGGTCATACGATTTCTCATATTTTAAACGATGAAGAAGAACAATCTTATAATATATTCATACAAAAAGGAGATGAAGTGTTGCCTTGGAAAAAATTTAATTCTCAAATGGCTATTTCAGTAGAATACGATTTAGAATATTGATGAATAGTTTATATCAATTTATTATAAAACCTATAGGCGAAAGATATAAAAATAAAATTAATATAGATGGTCAAGAATTAATTATTAATTCTAATATATCAAGTCATAAGTTTATAAACAGAGAAGCTACAGTTGTTAGTATACCATTAGGTTATAAAACTAATATAAAAAAAGGAGATAAAATTATAGTACATCATAATTTATTTAGAAGGTATTATAATATGCATGGAAAATCTGTAAATAGTACAAAATATTTTAAAGATAATTTATATTTTGCTGATCCATCTCAAGTATACATGTACTATAAAAATAAGTGGATTACTCATGAAAATTATTGTTTTGTAAAACCTTTATTAGAAGGTGAAAAAATAATAAAGAATAAAGGGATACTAAAATATGGTAATAGTTCATTAGAAGCTCTTGAAATCACTCCAGGTGATATAGTAGGGTTTAAACCAATGCGAGAATTTGAGTTTATAATTAATAATGAACTTTTATATTGTATGGAATCAAATGATATTGTAATTAAATATGAACACAAAACAAACCAAAAAGAGTATAATCCAAGCTGGGCAAAAAGCAGTTGAAGAATTAATAAAAGTTGCTAAGGAAAAAATTGTAGATTCAGAAGATGATGTTTCTGCAGATAGATTAAAAAATGCTGCTGCTACAAAAAAACTAGCAATATTTGATGCTTTTGAAATATTAAGTCGCATAGAAGAAGAAGAGAATATGTTAAAAGAAATTCAAAAAGAAAATCGAGGTAATAACTTTAAAGGTTTTGCTGAAGGTAGATCAAAATGACATATAAACAAACTCTATACAAAATTTTATCTGATCATATTAAACCCAAAATATTAAATAGAAATAATAGATATAAAAAATGGAAATATGGATACGATCAAGAAAATGATATCGTGGTTATTAGCAAAACTGGCCAAATTGGGGAAATATATGAAATCCAAGGTCTTAAAATTGCTTTACCGTTAGAACCAACAGTATACAAAAGATCACGTAAAAAAGAAGAACAATATTGGGAAGTATTTGAATATCCTAAAATTTTAGATAAACTTAAAACAGTTTTTGACTGGAATAATACTTCTTTAGATTTTAAAAATAAATGGTATGACTATATTGATGAAGAGTTTAAAAGGCGTGAAGAAGGGTTTTGGTTTTATAACCAAGGCATTCCCACTTATATTACTGGTTCTCATTATATGTACTTGCAGTGGACCAAGATTGATGTTGGGAAGCCAGAATTCAGAGAATCTAATAGACTTTTCTACATTTTTTGGGAAGCGTGTAAATCCGATAATAGGTGTTACGGAATGTGCTACCTTAAGAACCGTCGATCTGGATTTTCTTTCATGGCATCCTCAGAACTGGTACACCAGGCCACTATATCCTCAGATTCACGATATGGAATATTATCTAAAACTGGAGCTGATGCGAAGAAAATGTTTACTGACAAAGTGGTACCAATATCAGTTAATTATCCCTTCTTTTTCAAACCGATCCAGGACGGTATGGACCGCCCCAAGACCGAACTCGCGTATAGAGTCCCTGCCTCGAAACTTACCAGAAAAAAATTGGACACGAATGCCCAAATTGAAGAGTTACAGGGTCTCGATACCACGATCGATTGGAAGAATACCGGCGACAACTCGTACGATGGGGAGAAGTTACAACTCCTTGCCCATGACGAATCAGGGAAATGGGAGAGGCCTGATAATATCCAGAACAACTGGAGAGTCACGAAAACAACGTTAAGACTAGGTAGTAGAATAGTAGGGAAATGTATGATGGGTTCTACCTCTAATGCTTTAGATAAAGGTGGAGATAACTTTAAAAAATTATATGATGCTTCAGACGTTACAAAAAGAAACCGCAACGGACAGACTAATTCAGGATTATATAGTTTGTTCATACCTATGGAATGGAACTACGAAGGATACATTAACACTTATGGGATACCTGTATTCGAAACTCCAAAAAAAACCGTTGAAGGGATTGACGGATCACAAATTAATATCGGGGTTATCTCTCACTGGGAAAACGAAGTAGAAGGTTTAAAAGAAGATCAAGACAGTTTAAATGAATTTTATAGACAATTCCCAAGAACAGAAAAGCATGCTTTTAGAGACGAGGCTAAGCAATCTTTATTTAATCTTACTAAAATATATGAACAGATAGATTATAACGAAGATTTACGTAACACAAATGTTATAAATCAAGGTAATTTTCAGTGGGAAAATGGGATTAAAGATACAAGGGTTATTTTTATGCCTAATAATAATGGAAGATTTTTTATTAGTTGGATACCACCTCATAATTTACAAAATAGATACAATATAAAAAACGGAATACGATATCCTGGAAATCCTGACTGTGGTTCTTTTGGATGTGACCCTTATGATATTTCTGGAACAGTAGACGGCAGAGGCTCTAAAGGATCTTTGCATGGTTTAACTAAATTTACAATGGAGGATGTTCCTCCTAATATGTTTTTTTTAGAATATATAGCAAGACCACAAACAGCTGAAATATTTTTTGAAGATGTATTAATGGCTTTGGTTTTTTATGGAATGCCTTTACTTGCTGAAAACAATAAACCAAGATTATTATATTATTTAAAAAGAAGAGGTTATAGAGGTTATTCAATGAACCGACCGGATAAAATATATAATAAATTATCAGTTACAGAAAGAGAAATAGGTGGTATACCTAATTCTAGTGAAGATATTAAACAAGCTCATGCGGCTGCTATAGAAGATTATATAGAAAATTTTATCGGTTATACAGGTGAAAATTATGGAGATTTATATTTTCAACGTACTTTAGAAGATTGGGCTAAATTTAATATTAACAATAGAACTTTGCATGATGCCTCAATAAGCTCTGGTTTAGCTATTATGGCTTGTAATAAAAATAGATATAGGCCTACAGCTGAAAGAAAATTAACTAGCGTTCCTTTAGGTTTTAAAAAATATGATAATAAAGGAGTAAATTCAAAAATACTAAATTAGATGGTTAACATTAACTATAATAGTGCTTTCCCCGATCAGGTAGTACCTGAGGAAGAGAAAAAATCTAGAGAGTATGGATTACAAGTTGCACAAGCTATTGAAGGTGAGTGGTTTAAAAACAGTAGTGGTCAAAATAGATTTATTAATAATTTCCAAAATTTTAATAGATTAAGATTATATGCTAGAGGAGAACAACCCGTTCAAAAATATAAAGATGAATTAGCAATTAATGGAGATTTATCTTATTTAAATTTAGATTGGAAACCGGTTCCTATATTATCTAAATTTGTAGATATAGTAGTTAATGGTATGACTGAAAAAGGATATGAAATTAAATCTTATGCTCAAGATCCTTTTGCTATAAAAAATAAAACAGAGTTTGCGCAAAACGCTATCAGAGATATAGAAAATAAAGCTATGATAGAAGGTTTACAAGCTCAATTGGGTCCTAATGCTAATTTATATGCTTCCGCACAACCAGATGAATTACCAGGTACTACAGAAGAATTAGATCTTTATTTACAATTAAATTTTAAACAAAGTGTTGAAATTGCTGAAGAAGAAGTTATAAACAATATTTTAGATTATAACAAATATGAACAGACAAAAAAACAATTAGCTTATGATTTAACTGTTCTGGGAATAGGATGTGTAAAAACCAATTTTAATTTATCCGAAGGCGTTACAGTTGATTATGTAAATCCTGCTAATATAGTTTATTCTTATACAGATGATCCTAACTTCGAAGATATCTATTATGTTGGCGAAATAAAAAATATGTCTTTATCTGAAGTAAAAAGACAATTTCCAAATTTAACACCGAGTGAGTTAGAGGAAATACAAAAATATCCAGGACAAAATTCTTTTGTGGATAATACATGGTGGGGTCAAAACACTAAAGATCAAGTACAAGTATTATATTTTGAATATAAAACTTATCAAGATCAAGTTTTTAAAATAAAACAAACTGAACAGGGTTTAGAAAAAACTCTGGAAAAACCAGATACTTTTGATCCACCACCTAATGACAACTTTGAAAGAGTTTCTAGAGCAATTGAAGTTTTATATTGTGGGGCTAAAGTTTTGGGTTTAGGTAATAATTTACTTAAATGGGAATTGAGTGAAAACATGACAAGACCTTACGGAGATACTACGAAAGTTAATATGAATTATATTATAAGTGCTCCACGTATGTATCAAGGCAGAATTAATTCAATAGTAAGTAAAACTGTTGGTTTTGCTGATATGATTCAATTGACTCATTTAAAATTACAACAAGTATTATCTAGATTAGTTCCAGATGGGGTATATTTAGATGTAGATGGATTAGCTGAAGTAGATTTAGGTAATGGAACAAATTATAATCCAGCCGAAGCTTTAAATATGTATTTTCAAACTGGTAGTATAGTTGGTCGTTCTTTAACTCAAGATGGAGAAATAAATCGTGGTAAAGTACCTGTGCAAGAATTACAAACGTCTAACGGAATGGCTAAAATTCAGTCTATGATCCAAACATATAATTATTATTTACAAATGATTCGTGATGTTACTGGATTAAACGAAGCAAGAGATGGAAGTATGCCTGCAAAAGATTCGCTAGTAGGTTTACAAAAATTAGCTGCGGCAAATTCTAATACAGCTACAAAGCATGTGTTACAATCTCTTATGTATTTAACTGTTAGAACTTGTGAAAACATTAGTTTAAGAGTAAGTGATATGTTAAATTTTCCTCTTACTAAATCTTCTCTTATTAATAGTATTAATGGTTTTAATACATCTACTTTAGAAGAGATAGAAAAACTTTCTATGCACGACTTTGGAATATTTTTAGAGTTAGAACCTGATGAAGAAGAAAAAGCTAGTTTAGAACAAAACGTACAGATTGCTTTACAAGCTGGTAATATTGGATTAGAAGATGCAATTGATATAAGAGAGATTCGAAATCTTAAGTTAGCTAATCAAATGTTAAAGTTGAGACAAAAAGAAAAACAAGAAAGAGATAGAGCTCAACAGTTAGAAAATATTCAAGCCCAAGCACAGGCTAATGCTGAATCTGCAGAAAAAGCAGCTATGGCAGAATTGCAAAAAAATCAAGCAATGGCAGATACTGAAGTTCAAATAGAGCAAGCTAAGTCTCAATTTGAAATTCAAAGAATGGAACAAGAAGCTTTAATTAAAAAACAACTAATGGCAGAAGAATTTAGATATGATATGCAATTAGCTCAAATACAAGGTCAAGCTCAACAACAAAAAGAAGCTGAAATAGAAGATAGAAAAGATAAAAGAATACGGATGCAGGGTACACAAGAAAGTGAACTTATATCACAACGTCAAAATGATACATTGCCAAAAGATTTTGAATCCGCTGGAAATGATACGTTAGGCGGTTTTGGATTAGAACAATTTAATCCAAGATAAAAATTTATTATTAATTTTATATTATTATATTATGTCAAAAAAAGAAGAAAAAGAAACAATAAAAGAAAAAGTATTAGAAACAGTAGAACAATCTAAAACCGCTGCAGAAACAAGTAGTGATACACCTCCAAAAGAAGAGGGTAGTTTTAAAATAAAAAAAGTTACTAAACCTAAACAATTAGGTGATGAAAAATTAGTACCTGATTTAGTAAAAGTAGATTTAAGTAAACCTAAAAAAGAAGAAAAAGATGCCGTTCCTACACCAGAGACAAATGTGGGCGATGCTCCTGTCGAAGAACAAAAAGACAGTGGAGACAGCGAAAAAGTGGTTAAAGAAATACGGGAAACCGACGAAAAAGTAGAATCTGATTCACCAATAAAAGAAATTACCGATGAAGAAGATAATTCTAACTCGACAGGAGTGGATGGAAGCTCTGAAACTGCCACTACCTCACAGAAACAAGAAGAAATACAACAGGAAGAACAAACACAAAAACTTCCTGAAAATATAGAAAATTTAGTAAAATTCATGGAAGAAACGGGTGGTACTGTTGAAGATTATGCCCGTTTAAATGCTGACTATAGTAATGTTAGTGATGAAGTATTACTTCATGAATATTACAAACAATCTAAACCTCATTTAAATGCTGAAGAAAGAAACTTTATTATTGAAGATTCTTTTAAGTATGATGAAGAGGTGGACGACGAGCGAGATATAAAAAAGAAAAAACTTGCTCACAAAGAAGAGATAGCTAAAGCTCGAATGTTTTTAGATGGACTTAAGAAAGATTATTATGCGGAAATCAAGTTGAGGCCCGGAGTAACTCAAGAACAACAAAAAGCAATGGACTTTTTCAATCGCTATAACGAAAATCAAGTAGCTAGTAAAGCTAAACACGAAAGATTTGTATCTGATACCAAAAACCTTCTTAACGAAGATTTCAAAGGTTTTGATTTTAAATTAGGAGATAAAAAATTTAGATACGGAGTAAAAGATCCTTCGTCTGTGGCAGAAGCTCAAGGAGATATTTCTAACTTTATTAAGAAGTTCTTAAATGATAAAGGAGAAGTAGTTGACACTGGAGGTTATCACAAAGCTTTATTTGCAGCGCGAAATGCTGATACTATTGCTAATCATTTTTATGAGCAGGGTAAAACCGATGCAATTAAAGATCAATTGGCAAAATCTAAAAATATAAGTACAGAACCAAGAAAAACATCTTCTGGGGAATTATTTGTAGGTGGATTAAAAGTAAAAGCAATTAGTGGGCTTGATTCTTCAAAACTGAGAATAAAAAAGAAAACGTTTAATTAAAAATAAATAATTATCAATTATGGGTGTATTAACTCCACAATTTGGCTCAATAGTTCCTGCTCCTAATCAGCAGCTATTAG